GTGCAGCCAAAGCCAAAAAGGATATGGAAGAGTTCCTTAAAAAAGTACCGCATCAAGGACTTGACATTATAAACGGAGTTACCGGAGAGGTTACCAGAGTTTACCCACCTGCTAAGAGTAGCACAACAAGTGTAGCCGTATCATTAAAGTAATAAAAATATTGTACTTCTTTGCAATTTGCTTACCTTTGGCAGCGTTATGCTACATAGGTGGGCATCTTGCTTATGAGATAATGTTAAAACTAAGAAAATGAGTTGGAATAAAATATCGGTATGGCAATACCAACAAATGCACCCTATCATTACAAACCCACCAGAACACTTAACGGAGTTTGAATTAGAGTGCAAGTTAGTAGGCATAGTCAATAACCTTACGGACAATCAAGTTCTTAACCTACCTAAAGACAAGCTAAATAAATATAGGTCGGAGATAATATTCCTTAAAGACAACTACGAAGGTACACCCGTAAATAGGGTAAGAGCGAATGGCAAAACGTATAGGTTTATACAAGATGCAAAGGATATAAACGCTTCACGCTACATAGAAAGCAAATACTTTTGTAAGGAACTTATACCTAACCTACACAAGATAGCTGCATCTATTACTATCCCACAACAAAGAAAATGGCTTAAATATATAGACCTTCCTTATGACTCGGATAAGCACCAAGAGTACGCTAATGACTTTTTGTTTGCCAATTTCAAAGAGGTTTATTATTCGGTTGTTTTTTTTTATCAAGTATTCAACGATTGGACTCCAATTACCCAGGACTTTTTGGAGAAGAGCCTACTAAAGGAGAATATGGAACAGGACAAGGCACAAAAGGTGGCAGCAATTTTATGGAATATTTTGGGTGGCAATACTGTACCAAAATAGTATCGGAGTACGAAGCCATACCTTTGCAAGATGCTTACGAACTTAAAATAATACATTACTTAAATAGCTTATCGTACTTAAAAGCCAAGTCGGACTTTGATGCCGAAGCCATTAGGAAGATAAAATAAGACCCCCAATACCCCCAGACACGCCCTGCCAATTTTGGTGGGGTTAGTTATTTTTAGACCTTCCTTATATTTATTAGCGTGAGTATTAGTAGAAATCAATTACAGGCTTTAAGGGAAGGCTTCTTTAACAAGATTAAAGGGGGCGACTATAACGTTGTTAAGAAAGACGAACTGCCACTACTTGAAAAGGTACTTTACGAATACGGCATAGCCTTTAACGATGCTATCCAAGAGAACCTCGAAAAGTCAGGCTCTATAAGTTCTGGTTTATTAGCCGAGCCTTCGCAACCCGTTATCACTAAGTTTGGTAATCAATACACTTTGAATTTAGGCTACCCTTTAGGGAGCAAACAAATGGAGTACTTTGATTTTATTAACCAAGGGGTTAAGGGTTACGATAGCGGAAGTCCAAGCAATACTCCTTACTCTTTTAAAAGTCCTTATCCAAATAGGAAAATGGCAGCTAATATATTTACTTGGCTTAATAAGGCAAGGAAAAGCGTTAGGACTGATAGCGTAGCTACTAATAAAAAAGGGGAAATAGACAAGACGGAAACCAAAAGACAATCATTAAAAAAGGTAGTAAGCGATGCTACCAATAAGAAAAGGTTAGCCTATGCAATATCTTCTTCTATTAAAAAGAAGGGTATTGAGCAAACTAAATACTTTGACAATGCTATTGCACAGGTATTCAATAATAAATTTACGCAAGATGTAGCCTATGCTTTATTAGGCGACTTTGCAGTTAAGGCATCTGCTAAAATATCAAAAGAAATAAAAGATAACAAATAATGGCAATTACAATAACAAGTAGTCCTGCACCATATTCGTCAATGCACGATAACTTATGGTTCGTATCAAGTTCTACCAATAGCGGAACTACAAACTTTAAGTTCGTATATGATGTATATATCAATGGAAGCCAAGTAATACGTTCTAAAGTATTTCCTTCGCCAAGTGCGGAAGGTAGCTACGGCGTGTTCAACGCATCGCCAATGGTAAGAAGTTTTGTTACTAACTACTTCGAACCTTCGGGCAACTCAATACTTGTAGCATCAAACGACAAGATAAAAGTAGATTATCAATTAAGAGTGGGAGAAGAGGTAAGCGGTGTTACAACTACTAACTTAGCATCGGGCAGCTACTCAGCTTACAACTTTGTACCCCCATTGTTTGCAGACGTATTCTTGACAAAGAATGAGACACCTTTAGTGCTATCTGATTACTATGATAATTTACTATTAGAAAACTTTACCGATGACTTCTTGACGGAAAGAGACACAGACGAAATAACACTTGAATACGGAGATAACTTTTACATTACGTTCCTACGCATAGCAACGGGCGGTTATTCAGCGTGGGTAGAAGTATTAGGGCAAGGCGATGTGGTTACCAATACTGTATCGGGTAACATTACCTTAAGCGGTCAATTCAATATGTTTAACCTACAAGCAGGACACATAAATGATTGGGCAAGTGGAACTATTATTAATGAAGATACTTATGGCTATAACTTCTATTTAAAAAGAAGTGGCGCACAAACAAGGGTAATTAAGATTAGACATAAGTGCTATCCTAAATACCAACAATTTAACTTAGAGTTCTTAAATAGGCTTGGCGGTTGGGACACTAAAAAGTTTGCCCTTGTTAATAGAAGGTCAAGCGAATATCAAAGAGCATCATATAGGCGAAGCGATTGGCAGCTTGTAGGTGGACAAATGACAAACATAGATGGATATAACAGATATAACGAAACAACTTTCAACTATGCTATTCAGCATAAGGATAAATATAGGCTTACTTCTGATTGGGTTAGCGAACAAGATTATGCGTGGTTGGCTCAGCTTGTATCGAGTCCTATTGTTTATATGGAAGTACTTGGTGCTTATTTCCCTGTTACCATAAGTACAAGTAATTACGAGTACAAGTTAGAAAGTGCAGACAAACTATTTAACTTTGAGATTGAAATAGAAGTAGGTAAATACTTAACAAGCCAATTCAGATAATGATTAGCACAGAGATTTATATAGAAGAAAGAAAGATTGATTTATTGCAAGATATATCTACCGAGTTTACTTATGCCATTGATGACGTAAGCGAGTTCGGTAGTCGCAATACTTCTTTTAGCAAAACAATAAGCATACCAGGAACGGCAAATAACAACTTAGTGTTTGGTTATATCTTCGAACTTAACAACGCTAACTTTACGGATAACACATTACCAAACGTAGGATATAACTATAATGTAACTAAACAAGCTAACTGCAAAATCTTTATTGATAAGGTGCAAATATTCAAAGGTACTTTACGAATATTAGAGATAGTTATTGACAAAGAGACAATCGAATATCAATGTAGCGTGTTTGGGGAACTTGGTGGCTTTATTAATCAATTAGGAAATAAGCGTTTGGAAGATTTAGATTTTAGCGCATACAACCATACTTATAGCGTAGCCAATATTAGTGCGAGTTGGGATAACGCAGGGGGTTCTGGATATTACTATCCTTTGATTGATTACGGGAACGTAAGTACGGGAACATACGGAACACTTAAAAAGGACTTTCAATATACAACGTTTAGACCTGCTTTGTATGTAAAAGAGTATATGCAAAAGATATTTGCAGGAACAGATTATACTTTTAGTTGCCCGTTCTTTGATACCGATTTATTCAAGCGTTTAATTATACCGCATAACCAAACAAACATAACAACGCTAAATAATACAAGCCTTAACGCAGCTGCCAAGCTAATAACTATAAACACAAACCTAAGTCCTTATGTAGAATATACAATGGTTACGGCAGGTAGCTTTACACTTGATGGGTTAGGGCAGTTATTTACTTATGGAAGTGGTGTAACAATTACAACCGATATAAAGGTTTTATTAAGGGGTAACGTTACCTTTTACAATCCACCATTACCAAACTATTCTGTTATACTCAAAAAGAATAACGCAGAAATAGGCAGACAAGATTTTGATGCAAGTGTAAGTAACTTTATGAATTGCGAGTTCACTGTTAGCGGAGTAACCTTTGCTAATACTGACACAATGCAAGTTGAGATATTAGGTAACGGAATTATCCTTGATATAACTTTAGGCGAGATAGGTGTAACTACAAGCACCCCTACACAAGTGCAAGTAAACTTAGGAGAAACAATTAAGGTAAACGATACAATCCCAAAAGGTATATTTCAAAGTGATTTCTTTTTAAGCATTGTAAAAATGTTTAACCTTTACGTTTATGAGAATAAGTTTAACGACAAGGAACTTGTTATTAGTCCATTTGTGGACTTCTATCCTAATGTGTCGGCTAATGCAGAAGATTGGACTAACAAAATAGATAGGTCAAAGCCATTGAGCATAAAGCCAATGAGTGAGATTAACGCACGTTACTATAACTACAAGTTTAAAGAAGATAATGATTTCTATGGGGAAAACTACCGCAAGAAATACACCGAAGGCTATGGAGATTTTATTTACGATACAGAGTTTGATTTCGTAAAAGAAACCGATACTTTAGAGGTTATATTTGCTGCATCTGTATTGTTTCAGCAAACAGGACAAGACAAAGTATTCCCTGCAATCTATAAGAAGTCAAACACAAATAGTGCAGAAGATAGAATGGATAGCATCATTCGTATAATGCAAACCAAAAAGATTACGGGTGTAGCAAGTTGGAATATTATGAACACAACTACTAACTTGGCTACATATACAAGCTATGGTTACGCAGGACACTTAGACGACCCTATTAACCCTACTAATGATATTAACTTTGGCGCACCTAAAGAATTGCAATTTAGTCCTAATAGATACCCTACAACAAACATATTTAACGCTTATCATAGTCCTTACCTTGCCGAGATAACAAGCAAAGATAGTAAGCTATTAACGTGCTTTGGTTTATTGGATATTGTAGACATTTTTAATTTAGATTTTAGTAAGTACATCTGGATAGACGGGGTACTGTTTAGGCTTAACAAGGTCGAAAACTTTAACCCAATGGAATACAATACTACTAAACTATCATTCCTTAAAGTAATAGAAACAGAATACTAATGGCAGAAACTCAAAAATTTAACCTCGAGATAAACGTAAATACTAAAGACGGGGAAAAGAATATAAATAAACTTACTGACAAAACCGAAGAGGCTACCAAGTCGGCTAAACAAGGACAAGGTGCGTTTTCTACTTTAGGTAATACCATTAAGTCGTTAGGTGTAGTTAGTGTTATTGCAGGTGCTTTTAATTTCTTTAAAGAAACACTTAGTAAGAACCAAAAGGTTGCCGATAGTGTAGCTGCGGTGTTCAACACTATTTCTACTATTATTTCTACCCTTATAGACATCTTTATTGATGTAACCGATAAGGTAGGTAAAAGCACAAATGGTTTTGCTGCACTTGGAAAAGTATTATCTGGCATATTTACACTTGCCGTTACTCCTTTAAAGTTAGCATTTGACGGGCTTAAATTAGTTATTAATGAAATACAACTTGCTTGGGAGAAGTCGCCATTAGGAGACGGAGACCAAAAGGTTATTAAGGAACTTACCGAAAATATTAATAAAACTAAGGATAGTTTAAAAGATACAGGTAAAGATGCGGTTCAAGCAGGTAAGGATATTTACAACAATTTTGGAGAAGCTGCAAAGTCAGTAGGTGCGGTTGTAAGCGGTGTAGTAGAAAAGGCATCTAAGATTAACGTAGCTGCGGTATACGAACAAGCAAAGGCGACTATTGCTTTACAAAATAGCGCAAAGATTGCTGCTGCACAATTAGCAGGTCTTGTAGAAAAGTATGATAGACAAGCCGAGCAGTTAAGACAAATTAGAGATGACGAATTTAGAAGCGTAGACGAAAGGATTGCAGCTAATAATCAATTAGCTAAAGTTTTAGACGAACAAGAGAAGGCACAAAAGAAACTTGCACAAACAAGAGTAGCTGCGGCTGCTGCCGAACTTGCACAAAACAAATCAAGTGTAGAATTACAAGCCGCATTGATTGAAGCACAAAATGAAGTAGCTGCAGTAGAAGCACAGGTAGCAGGTTTAAGGTCGGAACAATTAGCTAATGCAGTAGCATTAAGTAAGGAAAAAATTGCTATTGATGCTTCACTTGCAGCAAGTGCAAACAAAATAGCACTTGACCAAAGAAAAATTAATGCTGATTTAATCAAAGACGAAGTATTAAAACAAACTACTAAAAAGCAAATAGCTGAAGAAGAAGCTGCATTAGAATTAAAAAGGTTACAAGATAATATTAACAATACTAAAGCAGGTACACAAGCCAGAGCAGATGCAGAAATTGCTTTTGCTGAAAAGAAAGCAGAAATAAATAATCAAATTACTACCTTAGATGCTGCTATATTACAAGCTAAATTAGATAAAGAAGCTAAGTTTAGAGCAGACAGTATTGCATTAGCACAAGCTGACTATGAATTAAATAAGGCTTTAGGCGAGGCTACATTCCAAGACCAATTCGATTTATACGATAAAAGAAGGGAGTTAGAAAGGAAGGATATGGTAGCAAGAAAAGCAACGGCTGCCGAATTAGAAGCCTTTGATAAACAAACCGCAACGGGTAGGATTGCAATAGAAAGAGCGGTGCAAGACCAAAAGTTAGCAATACTTAATACGGGTATTAATACTGCTATTGAGATAGTAGGTAAAGAGTCGGCGGCAGGTAAGGCACTTAGTATTGCACAAGCGGTAATGAATACTTATACTGGTGCGACAAGAGCCTTAAAAGATGTACCATTTCCTTTTAACTTCGTGGCGGCAGGTAGCACAATCGCACAAGGTTTACTAAGCGTAAAGAAGATTATTAGTACACCATTGCCAGGAGTTCCTGGTGGAAGTAGTGGAAGTACCCCAAGCTTAAATGCTTCTGCGCCCGTTGCCCCACCACAACCACAAGCCCAAACAACTACTTTAGATAGCCAATCTATTAATGCACTTGGCAACCAAGCCGTGAGAAGCTATGTTGTAGAAAGCGATGTTACAAACAATCAGCAACGTATTGCAGCTATCAAGCAAAGAGCAAGGTTCGGTTAAATGATAACAATTTAAAACACTTAATATTTACGAATATGGACTTACCTATTTATTTATTAGACATTAGCGAGGATATGAATGACGATGCCGAGGTTGATTATGTGGCACTCGTAGATAGACCTGCTATTCAAAAGAATTGGAATGCCTTTAAAAACCAACAACGCTTTGAAGTGGTTAGCGAAGATAAGCGTATTATTTCTGGACCTCTTATGTTGGCTGATGTACCTATTTTTCGCAGTGATGCTACTTACGGCGATTATTATGTGGTCTTTAGTAAAGATACTATTTTTAAGATTGCTCAAAAGTTTTTCAAAAGAGGCTACCAATCAAATGTAAACTTGATGCACTCTCCTGAACAACAAGTAGAAGGGGTTACTATGTTTGAAAGCTTTATTACAGACGAAAGCCGTGGCATATTACCTATGAAAGGTTTTGAAGATGCACCTGACGGCTCGTGGTTTGGCTCGTTCAAAGTAGACAATGAAGGCGTGTGGAACGATGTTAAAGAGGGTAAATTCAAAGGCTTTAGTGTAGAAGGGTTGTTTACCTATAAGACAAAGCCGACTAAAGAACAAGAACTTATGAATGCAATAAAGGAAATATTGCAACGAGTTAAATGATAAACAAAATCTTTTATTAATATTTAAACAAAAAGAATGATGAACGCAAAAGATGCAATTATGCAAATTAGGGCTTTATTCGAAGATATGCCAATGGTAGATGCTCCTGCACCTGCTCCTGCACCTATCGAAGAAGTACCTGTTACATTCGCAGAATATAGCCTTATAGACGGAACTAAGGTTATGATTAGCGAACTTGCTATCGGTGGTCAAGTTACATTGGAAGACGGAAGTCCTGCACCAATGGGAGAACACCAATTAGCAGACGGCACTAAAATCGTATTAGACGAAGCTGCAAAAATCTTATCAATCGAAACTCCTGAAGCTGAAGCAAAAGAAGCTGAAGAAGTTCCTGCTGAATTAGGCAACAAGATTGACGAGAAAATGGCTGACGAAATCGCAAAATTAGTAGCTGAAAACGAAGGTCTTAAAACACAAGTAGCGCAATTAGAGGCAAAAGTTAAGAATGGCTTTAGTCAAGTAGCTGAACTTATAGAAGCACTTACTAAGACACCTAACGCTGAACCTATTGCGCAACCAAAACAAACATTCGGTTCTAACGTAACTACAAAAGATATGAAGTACGATAGAATTGAGAAATATAGAAACGCTTTATTAAACAAATAAAAATAAAATAAAATGGGATTTGATGTATCTGCATTAGCAAACTATACAAAAGAAAACGAAGCTCTACTTGTAACTTCATCTGTATTGGGTGCAAAAACTGCTGCTCTTATTAAGAGTGCAGGTAACGTTATGGTTGGCGTAAAGTCAAGCGAGAAGATTAACATTATGGAAACTGATGCTATCTTTCAAGCAGGTGGCACTTGTGGTTTCAATGCTTCTGGCTCTACAACTTTTACTCAACGTACTGTAACTCCAGGTAAAATTAAAGTAAACGAAGCTCTTTGTCCTAAAGACCTTGAAGCTAAGTATTTACAAAAAGCTTTACCTACTGGTTCTATGTACGATAGCATTCCTTTCGAGCAAGAATATGCCGATAAGAAAGCTAAAACTATCGCTGCACAATTAGAAACTGCTTTATGGCAAGGAGACACTTCAAGTGTGAACGTAAACTTAAACAAGTTCGATGGTCTTGTTAAGTTAATCGGTGCTGCTTCAGGTGTTGTTGCTGCAAACGCTTCTACTTTTATTTCAGGTGCGCCTTTATCTTCTATTACTTCTGCAAACGTAATCTCTATCTTTGATGGTGTTTATCGTGCAATCCCTGCTGATGTAGTAGCTGCTGACGATATGACTATCTTCTGCGGTCAAGATTTATTCCGTACTTACACTATTGCTCTTAAGAATAGCGGTTCTTTCAATTACCAAATAGACGTTAAAGCTGATAGCGAATTTGTATTACCAGGTACTACAATTAAAGTTATTGCAGTTGCAGGTCTTAACGGAACTAACAAAGTTTACGCTATGCGTTTAAGCAACTTGTTCTTAGGTACTGACTTATTGAACGAAGAAGAGAAGTTTGAAATTTTCTACGCTAAAGAAGCTGACCAAGTTCGTTTCGTAAGTGAGTTCAAGATGGGTGTGAATATCGCATTCCCTGACGAAGTTGCTGCTTTCGTTCTTGCATAATTTATAGGGGGATTGAAATATATCCCCCACTTTTTTCAAACTAATTAAATTCAACAATATGCCTTGTGCTTTAACTCAAAATTATACTCTTGACTGCAAAGACAGTTTAGGTGGTATAACCGAAGTTTATTTTATGGCGGCAGGAGATGTTACCTCTACAACAGAGGCGAGTGGTGTAATTACCGCTTTAGTAAAAGCATCTGGTAAGAAGTTCTTTAAGTACGAACTTGTAAAAGGCACTTCTCAATTAGTTGAGAATGTTAATGCAAACGTACAAAACGGAACTATCTTTTACGCTCCAGAATTAACTATCGTTTTAAACAAATTACAAGCTAATACAAGAAACGAAATCTTGTTGTTAGCTCAAAACACTTTAGTAGCAGTTGCTAAAGATAACAATAATAAATATTGGTATTTAGGAAAACAAAGAGGCTTAGACCTTACAGGCGGTAACGCAGGTACAGGAACGGCTGAAGGAGACAGAAGCGGTTATACTCTTACCTTTACAGGTGCAGAGCCAGCCCTTGCTCCAGAGGTAAACTCAACTGTGGCAGGTCAATTAACCACCGCAGGTTCTTAGGTTGTTTTGGTTTTGTATATAGATGCCCCTGCCTTTAATTAGGTGGGGGTTTTTTATTTTGCAAACAATCGCATTACTTTATATTTATAGTTGTGATAAGATTAACTAAGGGGCAAACCCAAAACATAATACTTACCTTGACTGAGAAGCAAACGCTTACAAGTCCTAATTATCTATTTATTTTCGAGAATAGAAGCACAAATACGGACATCAAATTTGTTAAGCTAAACAATACAGACATAAGTACTTACAAGGAACGTTACAATGAGTTTAGCATTGTAGTTAATAGCTACTTTAATACGTCTTTAAACGGGCAATACACTTACTCAGTTTACGAACAAGCAAGTCCTTCAAACCTAAATCCTACGGGCTTAAACCTGCTTGAAACAGGCATTATGGAGCTTGAGGGAACAACTATATCATTCACAGAATACGAAACAACAAGCACATTCACAATTAGACAATAATGGAAATACAAGTATTGACATTTGCGGAAGCAAAGCAACCAGAATATAAAGAGAAAAAAGGCGAGGGATATATGCAATATGGTCAAAATAATGACTATCCGCAATACCTATTAGACCTTTTTAACAAGTCAGCCAAGCACAATGCTATCGTAAGAGGCAAAGTAAACTACATTGTTGGTAATGGTTGGGCAGGTGAGCAGCCTATTGTTAAACAAGTTAATAGAGAAGAAACTTTAAATGACCTTACTAAAAAGGTTGCTTTAGATTTAGAACTATTTGGCGGTGCTTATATCCAAGTTATTTGGAGTGTAATGGGCGGTCAAGTAGCGGAGTTGTGGCATTGTGATTATACAAAGATTAGAACCAATAAAGACAACACGCAGTTTTGGTATAAAGACGATTGGAAGCTTACACGCAACCAAGAAAAAGCTGAAATTTACAATGCGTTTAACCCTGCTAACCCACAAGGTGTACAGATACTTTACGTTAAGGAGTATCGCCCTGGAATGAATGTTTATAGCCTTCCTGGTTATTTTGGCGCACTTAACTATATTGAAAGTGATGTAGAAGTAAGTAAGCACGTTTTAGGTAATGCTCAAACAGGGTTTTCTGCAAGTAAACTTATTACTTTACCAAACGGAGAGCCAAGCCCTGAAGAGAAGCGACTTGTTAGTAGACAATTCGACAATATGTATACGGGTGCAGACGGCAAGAAGTATTTACTTGCGTTTGTAAACGATTTAACCCGTAAGCCTATTGTAGATGATTTAGGTGCAAGTGATTTAACTAAAGAAGATTTTAGCCGTGTAGACGAGTTAATTCAAACTAACATATTTAGCGGACACCAAATTACAAGTCCTGACTTGTTCGGTATTGCCGTTCCTGGTCAATTAGGAAATAGACAACAATTAAGAGATAGCTACGAGATATTTAACAATACTTATGTACGCTATAAGCAAATGCAAATCGAAGGCGTATTTAATATGCTTGGACAATATGCAGGAGTTACCGAAGAGTTAAAGCTTCAACCAGTAGACCCAATCGGTATTGACTTTAGCGAAAGCGTAATTAAAGAAGTAGCACCAAAAGAATGGATATTAGAGAAGCTTGGTATTGACCCTACTAAATATGGATTGCCTATTGAAAGTGAGCAACCAATGGCAGCAAGTCCTTTAAGCGTAAACGAGCATATTAAAGGCTTAAAAGGTAGAGAGTGGCAAAATATGCAGCGTATTATTAGGGACTTTAACAAGGGAAAGATAACAAGAGAACAAGCAAGTTCTATGTTAAAAGGTGGTTATGCTTTAAGCGATGAGGAAGTTGCTACTTGGTTAGGTTCTGAAGAGTTAGAGTTTAGCGAAGATGACTACAAGATATTCTATGAGTTTGGAGAAGATAGAGAGCAATTTCAAATATTTAAAAGTAAGACAAGGTTTAGTGATGATGACGATTACCAAACATTTGCCGATGTAAACCAATTAGAAGCAAACGTATTAGACCAAATCAGCAAACAAAAGAATATTACAACCGATGTTTTAGCCGATGTTTTAAAGGTTACTATACCTGAAATTGTTGCTATCCTAAAAAGTTTAGAAGAAAGAAACATCATTAAAACTATTTCTAAAACAATAGGCAAAGGCGATAATTCAAATGTAATTATAGAGAGAGAATTAGTAAAGCCATTAGGTGTAACAGTTGGTGCAGTAAAACCTACAACAACAGAAATATTAATTCGTTATTCTTACGAGTGGAAGTCGGGCTTTAGCAATGCTAACAAAGGCACAAGCAGACCATTCTGCGTACACTTATTAGATGCTAAGAAGATGTATAGCCGTAGTGAGATTGAGTCAATGAGTGCAAGGCTTGGTTATAGTGTTTGGAATAGAGGTGGCGGTTGGTACACTAAGCCTGGAACTAATACCCATTCTCCAAGTTGTAGGCACGAGTGGAAAACAAACGTAGTAACGAGAAAAAAATAAGAAATGAGCTTAAACACATTATTCATAAGCGTACAGAATATTAAAGACAGGTCTGGCTTACACGCTAACGTAGACGAAAAACTTGTATTGCCTGAGATTAAGACCGCACAAGATATGTACATCTTACCTGCGCTTGGAAGTGCTTTATACAACCGACTTCAAGCAGGTATTACGGCAAACAACTTGAACGCAAACGAGGTTATCTTATTAGACCAATACTTAGCAGATACTTTGGTGCATTATGTACTTAGTGAATTGCCAATGGGCTTGTCTTATCAGTTCTATAACAAAGGCTTGTTAAGGAAGGGTGGAGAGAATACCGAAAACCCTTCGATGCAGGATATGATTGACGTGGCGAATAGATATAAAGCAAGAGCGGAGTTCTACAAGCAAAGAATGATTAAATACCTAAAAGAATATTCTACACTCTATCCTGAGTACCTTAATCCTGGAAGTGGCATTGATGCAATACACCCTGAGAATGATGCTTATACAACGAGCATATGGTTAGGAGATTTTGATTGCTGCGCAGGTAAAAGCTTCGAGGAACTTTATCAAGGGAACAGGGGTTGTAGTGATTGCTAATTATGAGTAAAGTAACAACAATTAAAAACCAAAATAAACTTCGTGTTTATTTAGAAAAAATTAAGAATG